TTGCATCTGCGTTGTCGTACAGAGAGTCTTGAATCCACTTTGGTTGGGTGTCTGCCCAAGTGTGGAACTCATCTGATTGACTAATTTCTTTGAAATCCGGGTGAATCTTCAGAATAGCTGTTTCAGCTTTTTCAAGATCAATTTGATCCCGCATTTCTTCAATTTGGCTTAGACGTGCCTCAAGATCACTATCGCGCTCTTTGGCCTTCTTGTCTGCTAGAGTTTCTACAATAGCCGCTACGTCAGGGAAGCGGCTTACCCAGTCTGCCACCTCTTCCTCAGTCTTAGGAAGGGAGGGATTTTGAGCAACAGAATTTTTCAGGCTCTCAATTTCATCTCTAAGAGCTTTCTCTGTTTTCTGTTGGTGGCGACGTAAATCACTGTATCGCTTCTGATACGTCTTTTCTTCAGGGGAAAGGTTTTCCTCAGTTTCAGGAACTGTTGGCTCAATCACTTCAGGCTCTACAGGGGCTTCTTCCTGTTGACTAGCCTCAAGTTTCATAAGCTCTTCGAGTTCTTTTTCCGCTTGGTCAATACGACGATTGTTGCGCTTGACAAGGGAAGAGGAAATTTCTTTTACTTCAGTCATTGTTTTTCCTTAACAGGGCCAGTGTATCTGGGTGGCCGTTATTCAGATTTACGAGTGATTAGTCCGCCTTTAGCCATGTACGTAGGCATACGAACTTCGTCAGTACGAGTAATAAGTCCGCCAGCGGCAAACCGGGAACTACCGGATTTACCCTTAGACTTATCTTTAGAAGGTTCGGATTTAGTTTTAGTGTCTTGTTTGGGAGAAGCTGAGACTTTTCTAGTTGTCTCCCGGTCTCTTTGAGAACCGGGGCCACTGCCACTTGTACTTTTACCCGATGTACTCTTACTCGTTTGAGCAGGCTTGTCCCTTTGCCCAATACCAAGAGCTTGTTTTACTCGGTCGCCAATTCTCTCGAGAGGACTGCCACTTTTACGATTGGCCTGTTCAGCGTAGTGCTGAGTGACTTGTTGTCTGGCACCGCTTAACTTGGCCCTCTGTTCGGGAGTTAAGACGTTCCCCTGCAAGTCCTTACCTTCAGACAACATCCGGTCCATCAGGCTTGGGACGTTCTTCTTCATGTAATTCTCTTGTGCCCGTACAGCAACTGCCCCGAGGCCCATAGGTACAAAAGAAGAGACAGCAGCTTTGACAACCTTTTCAGGCATACCGCCGAGACGATTGGCATGATCTACAAACTTGTCGGGAGTCCACCTATCGACACGCATGTTCTGATTGTTGTCCAGCACTTTGTCTTTTTGATTGTAATTAGGCTCGGGCTGAAAGGCTTCAGAAGTCTGCTGGTCAATCGGAATATAGATGATGTTACCAAACTGGTCCCGAGATTGCTTCATGCCTTGGGGAGTTACAAGACCACCAGCAGCCATCATAGGTACGGGAGACTCTTCCGGGGGCAGGGGTTGCACCTCTTGTGAGACTGGCTTCTCTGGGAGTTGCCCGCCGATGCGACCATTCTCTTGAAGCTGCATAAGACCGTCTTTGGCCTTACCAATCATCTTCTCAATGTAGTCTAGGCCAAGATAGCGGACAACATCAGCGGGGATAATATACTCGCCCTCTGATGCCTTGATGTCTTGTGTATCTGCAACTTCGTTAGGAAGTGCTCCCGGAGGTGGTGTAATTTCTGGGTCCATTTCCATTTCCTTATTTATCCGAAGCTAACACTTCATCTCGGAGGCTTTTGAGACGACGATAGGCTTTAATCATTCCCTGCTCTCTGTACACCTGCACAAGGTCAGTGACATCTTCAAGCTGTTTGCTCTCACGGTCAATCCTAAAATCCAGATATTCCATGAGAGCATTATATTTTTGAGTATCTAACACTAGGGGCTTAAGCGATGATAGGTTCATTAACTTTGTCCTGTGTTGGCACTAAACCCAGACGTTCCGGGAGTAGGCACCGAGCCTGTACCGATAGAGCCTCCACCAGCCCCCGTGGGGTCGCTAGCTTGTGCTCCGGGGGGAAGGGTAGCCGACATGCCTTGTGCCCCTGTAGGAGGCCCTCCGGGGCCTGTAGGCTCATTGCCCATCATACCCTTGAGCATCTCTGCTTGAATGCCTGCGTCAGCTAAGTTGTTAACAATCTTGTCTGGGTCAAGGTCGAGGGTTTTTGCAATGTCTCGTACAATGACATCCATTTTAGCAAATGGGGCAAGCATCGGGTTAGCAACAACACCGAGGAATTGGAGCAGACGTTGACTTCTAACTTCGTTGGCCATCAAACTTTCAGTACCACGAGCCACAACCTTAAGATCACCCTTAATAGCGGGGTCAAAGTCAAACTGCATGTTGAAAGCAAACAAGGCTTTACCGAGGGGAGCAAGAAGATAATCATCAATGTTCTTAACAACAGTCTTGATACCGCTAGCAGCAGCATTCATAAACATAGAAATACCTGACGCAGTACGACCAACACCGTTAATGTTTGTCTGGCCGTAGCTGTACGAAGGAAGTCCTGTGCTTTCATCTGCCAAGACACGAGCCTTGTCAAACAGCATCATATTCTGTTGCGACACGTTGGGGAACTCTGTACCAAAGATTGATTGTCCCGGAGCACCACCTTGACGTTTGAACACTTTACCCGGATAGATTTTAAGGTCTTGCCCCGGACTCAGGTTGTTCTCGTCAATCTCAAAGATCAAGTTACCAGAGAGAACAGCGTTGTCAACAGCCATCCTCATAAAGCCATTCATGAGAATCTGTGTGTCTTCCATGTTCTCTGCAATACCGACCCCAAAGAAGCTGTACGGATTAATTTCGTACGGAACAGCTTGGTAGGGAATGCGGGTTGGTTTGAACGGGTTCATGACACAGCGGATAACTTCTCCGTTGCACACCCAGATATTGACATTGAGTTGATCGTAGTCTTTCAGACTTTTCGGAACTTCAATCCCATTCTCTCGTAACATCTTTGCATCGACATACCCCCAAAACTCTAGGGCTTCAAATCTTTCAACGGTGCTGCTAGAGGACTCATCCTCCATCACCATTTCCCACCATTCCCGTTGGTAGTCGGGGCCAAACTCGCAGGCTTTGTCAATGGCAGTTGATCTGAAATAGGGTCGATTCTTAAGTTGTTTTAAGTCTTGTTTTGAGAGCTTGTGCCGCTGTACAGCATACTCACTCTCTTCCATGTTTGCAGCGTCTGGGTCTGGGTAGAAATTCCAGACAGATACATACTCCACTACAGGGACAGTCTTAATCTCAGGGTCATATTCTCCTGTGTCTGTCCAACGTGGGTACTCTTTCTCAACAGCAAATGGACCCTTCATAATACCAGTGCCGAAGAGGGCCATCTCAAAAGCTACAGAACGTAGGTGTTGATTGGCCGAACTCTCTTCTAGCTGGTCTTGAATCTTCTTTTCCATACGCTTTGCAGCAAGCATGGCGGGTTCAATTGTAATTGCGCTAGGAGTGCGTCCTTGTCCTTCTACAAGCTTACCTTCCAGAGGCTTTAGCTTTTCAGCCATAGCACCTGTACGAGCCATGTTAAACTGAGTGGCTCCGGGTGGCAGAGGAGGGCCGTCTCGTGTACCAAACAGAGGGGCTTGGTTCACATAAGCCTTGGTCTCGGGGGAATCAAAAGCTGGGTCAAAACTCACTGCTTCCGCGATACCCTCGGGCAGACGGGAAGGCTCAATGGTCAGTGGGAACTTATTGTTACCAAAGAGTACATCGACAATCTGGCCGTATGCAGCGAGAACCTTTGTCTTAGTGACTTTAACAAAGATACGAGACTTTTCAGAATCAGTGAAGACCGTATCAGCACCGTACAAACCACGATAATTCCGATATGACGTAATAAAACGCTGTTCATCCGTATATTTCTTAGTTTTAGCTCGGCTGTATCTTTGTCTGACAAAAGAAACTATGGGGGAAACCCTTTGTTCTTCTGACACATCCTCGGCTACATCATCAAGAGCTTCTACTTGATCGGAGAGCACTTCAAACGGAGTTTCATCTTGATTCATTGTTCACCTTAATACCCAAAGATTCTACTTGATGGGTTAAATTCATCCCCACTAACTTCGGGATTAAAATCGAAAAGAGAAGATCGAGGTCTGCTACGTAGGCCATACCGAAGGGCGTCATACAAGTGGTCGTGAGCGTAGCTCGTATCTACATCCTCTGGATTACTCTTATCCAAAGGAATAGCTGGAAGCTGTGCAATCAAGTTAACACAGGTGTCAAAGACTTGCATACGAGGTTCCCCCGTAAATTCGTCTACTTGTAACCGTCGGTGTATTTCGTTCTTACCCGCTACACGGCTGCCTTTGCTACGGTCAGCAGGTCTCCAACGACATCCACGGCCAATCATCTGATCTGCCAAAGACGGGCCTGTATCACCTCGCTGGTGCCACAGAGAACTATCTAGCATACCATAACGAATTAAGCCATCGTATTTCTCTGCGTCCAAAATCATGTCTGCCAAGTCAATAGCCAACACCTTAGAGACGTACAATTCCCTGTACACGAAAACTTTTTCTGTCTTAGGTTCTATTGCAAACCAAAGAACACCAGAATAACTTCCATACCCGTAGTCGCAAGCCCTGAACTTTACCCAATGATTTGGTACATCGAAAGGCTCAATGACGTGAATCTTGCGACTCCATTCAGTGAAGGCGCTTCCCTCGGCCACATCCCAGTCACCATACAACAATTGCTTGCGCTGATGTTCTGGCATGGACAGCAGGGTTCTGCGATACTCCTTATCTCTTGTTAGATAAGGGTTATCTTTTAGAGCGGCGGGGATAAACCTGCGTCGGAAGAGGGGGCGACCGTAATCTTCGCTCTCTTCGTCATCGTCAATCATCACTTCGCCTGTCTCTGCATTGGTGGCCCAGAAGGCTTTACCAGCAGGAGCGGGGTCGATAAACATTTTCTTAACCCACATGTGTCCGGGACCACCGGGGTTGGTGGAAGCCCTCATAGACAACGGTAGGTCAGGAGCAGTTGTACGAAGACGGCTGTACATGTAATTCCACGGATAGGCTGTGGGCCATTGGGTAAGTTCGTCAAAACCAATCCACGTAAAGGCTTGCCCTTGGTATCTCAGAACATCGTCATCTCTTTCGAGGTAGGACATCCAGAGTTGAGCGCCGGAGGGGAATGTCCAAGTCTTATCTCGTTCACTCCACTTACCCCTTACTGTGGGGTTGTCGTATAGGGTCTTACTCTCACGAATAAGATCACGAAGTTCTTCTGTTGTACGACGAACAAGAAGACCACTAAATTTTGGATGGTTAAAATATCTTACCGGATCAGCTAGCATAGCGAAGGACTTGCCACCACCTGCTGCACCACCGTAAAGGATTTGACGCTCTGAGGCAGCTAGGAATACACTTTGAGGGCCTTCATTTGGCTTAAAGATGACACGTTCTTCTACGGCAGGCTCTTTATCCTCTTCTTCAATCTCAGTTACGAGCGGAGATTGGGGAATCTGGATCGAGGGCGTCTTCAAGGTCGAAGGTGCTTTTGCCGAGCTTGTCTTCGTGCGCCTTGGCTTTTTGGTAAGCGTCCTTATAGACTTCGGCCCACTTTTTAAGAGTTTTAGCTTTATTTCCTCGTCTTCGGTCATCTTCTACTCTTTTGTGTAGCCCCATGTGCGAGATTGTACGTCCGGTTACATCAGATAACCAGCGTGATACAATACGGTAGGAATAGCCTTCTCTCAGATGCTTCTTAGCTTGTTCGAGAGCTTCAAGTTGAAAGACATCAGGCTCTAGTATCTTGACATCAGTCTCACTGACTTTGTAACCAAAAGGAATAACACGAGACAACCGAGGCACAGACTTCCACTCTTTACCAGAGAGGTTAAGAATGTCTTTTTGTGCAGGTTGCATCATGACTATTTCCTTTTAGGCTGGCGTCTAGAGTTGACTTTTTGACTAACAACACGAAGGTTGGAATCTGAGCCGTTTCTGGGGTTAAAATCTTTGTGGTCAACGTGGAGTCCATCGCCCTTTTTCACCCTTCCGGCTTTTTCCATCTTACGACGAGCTTTATTACGTGCAGCCCTGTCGGCAATGCCCTCTGGTGTACCTTGTGTGGCTTTGTATTCTTTTTTATAATCACGAGGCTTGG